AGATGGAAACAGGCAAGCAGGCAGAGTGGCTGATTGATCATTCAGATAACTTCGCGATTGGTTATGAGAATATTGCGGTTGACGGTGTGGGCGTGGGCGTTGGTGTTATTGATGGCGGTAAAGACCGCGGTGCTGAGTTTGCCGTGTTTAAGTCGGGCTTTGCACCTGATCCATTCCTGACATTCGGTGACGAGCCAAAGAGCCGAGAGGATGCTGAGCGTTCACAGGAGCTGATGGCGTTTAATAATTTACGGTCACAGGTGGCGTACATGCTAGCAATGGGTCTTGACAGCGGCAAGGTGAAAATCCTCGAGAGCTTTCCATTCCTCAATGAGTTTATTAAGGAGGCACAGATGCATCATCATGAATATAAAGACAAGGTGTTTGTGTTAGAGTCCAAGGAATCAATTAAGAAGCGGCTCGGCAAATCTCCTGACATATTCGACTCTGTATTGATGGGTTTTTGGCTACAGCTAAAGCACGAGGTAGTGATGGAGTGGGGCGGAATTATGTAATCCGTATATTTACAGTTAGAGGACTATATGAAATTGAAAGACTTTTTGCGCAAATTAAAGTTTCAAAAGCCAGACAGGGATACTGTCATTGAGGCATGGATAGGACTGCTGATGTTTTTCGGCGTGCCATTTTGTATTTGGCTATATTATGGCGGCAAGGTCGCCACAGTGGTGTTTGTCGGCGTACAGCTGATATTTTGGTCGGTTTATTTATATAGGAGCAACAAGTAGATGGGAATTATTAAAACAGCCATGGGATTAAGGGGCGAGCGACGTGTGAGCGGCGTTGACCCTGCTTTTCAGAGATTATCGATGTTTGATCACTACCGTGCCAGCAGTTACGCGACGGCTTATCCTAATATTCGCACGATTGCTAACAAGTATATGACGGTGCGGCCGTTTGCCATTGATGGAAATGGAGAACGGATCGATCATTGTGTTGTTGACGCACTGTATCATCCGAACAAATCCGACAGTTCCGTGGCGTTTGCTGAAAAGATAGCTGTCTCGACATTGTCATTGCGGAAGACGTACATTTTGGTTTGGAGCAACTATGGAGGAAAAGCAAAGCCTGGCGGTGATTTCTTGGGGCAGGGCGGTAGGAATATTGCTGGCTTTACGTTTCTGGAGTTTCCGCGAGTTGCACGAGTTGGCGGCAAGACAACATACACAGTCGGTACGCAGACATTCACTGAAGATGAGGTGCTGGTGTTGCCTGGCGGTGTTGATCCAAACGATCTGTACGCCGGCTATTCGCCGTCTGAGGCCTCACGCCGCTGGGCGACGCTCGACGACTATATTGCTGACTTTCAGGCTGGCTTTTTCGAGAACGGGGCAGTGCCAGCTGGGCAGTTTATCATTACTGCACCAACACGGCAGGCGTTTCAAGAGAGCGTGGCAATGTTGCAAGACGCTCATCGCGGAGCAGGGAGCAACAACAACGTTACATACACGCACCGTCCAGTCAACATAAAGACTGGCGTTCCGTCGGGCAGTGCGGCCATTGAGTGGGTGCCATTCTCACAACCGAATAAAGATATTGACTTCGAGAACTTATTTAAGCAGGTGGATAGGCGGATTGACACATCATTTGGTGTTTCGGCCATTATGAAAGGTATTGATGACACTGCAACATACGCCAACGCACAGGTGTCAAAACAAGTGTTCGCCGAGAATGTCGTTGATCCGTTGCTGTTACGCAACTACACACAGCTGACGCACGAGCTGAACCGAATCACCGGCGGTATGGGCGTGGCCATTACCTACGAGTTCGCTATTCCTCAGGTCGTCGATGAGGTCAAAGTGCAGGCTGAAGCTGATGATATTCGTATCAACTCCATCTTGAAGTTGGAGGCGGCAGGCTACAGCACTGAGAGCATCATTGATGCGTTGAAACTACCGAACAATTTTAAGCTGTTGCGTAAGGGCGAATACAAACCTCCAGAGATTGAGAACGATAAGCCAGATGTTGACGAGGGTGATGAAGTGGCAGACGCGCCTGATCGCCGTAAGGTTGGCAATATGGGGTCTCGAGGAGAAGCGAACAGCACCAGCCCAAAAGCATCAGCCGACAAGCAGCCACAGACGCTCGATGACTTTGAACAGCTGATTTATGATGCAACGACGGAGTTCATGCAGAAACAAGTCGACCGAGCTATCGCTGAATCACGTCAGGTGGCTGAAAATAGTACCGAGGAAGACGACGAGCAGAACGAGTTTGCCGAGGCACTGCTACTGATCATCGTGGCGTTGATGATAGTTCAAGGTGCGATTTACTTTGAGGACGGCAAGCAATTATTGATAGACAACGGCGTATCCACTACTGGATTAACTGGCTTTGTGGTAGCAGCATCGACACAGGAAGCATACCGAACATATCTACTAAACGTGGCTCGCTCATACGCTGACGATACGGCCGCCTCAATCCGCCGCGTGCTTGATCATGCGGCATCTCATGGCTGGGCACAGTCCGAACTGGAGGAGAAGCTGCGAGGCATTATGAAGACCGACGAGTGGCGAGTGCAGCGAATGGCTCGCACTGAGATATCACGGGCTGATGCACTGTCAAGCGTTGAAGCTATGAAGCAGGTGCAAAACCAAACGGGAACGCTGATCGAAAAAGCGATGGAGAGTGAGACAGGTAAGCCGTGTGAGTTTTGTGCCACGCTAATCGATAAGTGGGTGGCGGTTGATGAGCCAATTTTGAATCTGAATGAAGCAATCATCGGCAGGGACGGCGGCATATTCATCAACAATTTTGCGCAGAATGATGGCTATGATGTTCACCCGAACGGACACTGCCATCCGAAGTATCGCGTTGTCAAGGCATATCTCAATGCTGAGAGGCGAATTATCGATGATGAGATGGCTGATCTGGACTTGCGATGCGAGGAGTGCGGCCGTTACCTAAACATCAAGGGCGTCACGCAGATGATTGCACAGGTGCGTTGCAGTAATGCGAAGTGCAAGCACGTCAACAACATCAAGATCGTAAACGCCACCTCGACAGACGACCAGGTGCGCTATGAGTTCGATAAATCGTAATCTGTAGTCTTAGAAATAAGACGAGAGCAAAACGCTCAAATTGGACGGGCAAGCAGGAGTCGAAGCATTAACTTTAACAAGGAAAAAAGCATGAAGTTCTGGAAGTGGAGCAATTCCGTTTCATCGAATAATCAAGAGCTTATACTTGATGGGCCTATCGCGAGCGATACCTGGTGGGGCGACGAAGTCACACCCGACCTCTTTCGCGAAGAACTCAAGCAGCACGCGGGCAATTTGACAGTTGTCATTAATAGCCCGGGCGGCGACGTGTTCGCAGGCTTGGCGATTTATAACGCACTTGTGAATCATAACGGAAATGTTACTGTCAGGGTTGATGGTTTAGCGGCGTCGATTGCATCAGTAATTGCGATGGCGGGTGACAAGATTATCATGTCGCCAGGCTCAATGATCATGATTCACCGCCCGTCCGTTTATGCGGCTGGCACGGTGGATGACATGGAGAAAGCCAAAGATGTTCTGATGAAAATCGAGGAGGGCATCACGCCTATCTACGCCAAGCGAACAGGGCTGAGCGATGAAAAGATTGCTGAGCTGCTGGAAGCGGAAACGTGGATGCTGGCTGATAAGGCTGTCGAGCTCGGTTTTGCCGATGAGGTGTCTGAAGCACCAGAGAAGCAAAAGCAAGACGAGGGTGTACAGAATGCGATGGGTATGAACTTTGCATTCAGTATGTCGGCAGTCAAGCAGGCAGACGCCAAGCCAATGCAGAGCCTGGTTGAACAGATCAAGGCGAAAGCAGAGGCGGAGGCAGCCAAGGCGGCAGAGCCAGCCGAGGAAACGACGACTGAACCTGAAACGAAAACTGACGAACCAGCGGCACCGGAAACCGCGCCAGAGGCAGAGCCTGCTGACGAAGCTGAGCAATCAGCACCGGATGAACCAACTGATAACAATCCTGAGGAGGATACGGAAATGGATCCGAAAGACATTGCAAAGATGCAAGTTAAAGAACCAGCTGATCCAGCAGCTGTCGACAAAGGTACTGTCGTAAACTACCTGGACACGCCAAAGGCGTTAGAAGATTTTGCTGACGTGCTGGTAGCGCAAGCAGGTGCTGGCGCGGCAGCCGTTCGCGAAGCGTGGATGGACAAGCTTGAAGCTAACGGCGTACAGATGGCTGTTACTGGTGCTGACAAATTATTCCCAGCCCCAGTTGTTGAGGCAGTTGAGAGTGCATTTAAGGCTGGCGGCCCAATTTGGAACCTAGTCGATAAAACTGGACTTGACGCCTACAACACCGCTTGGGATACCAATACTGACGGTGCGTTGGGACACCAGGCTGGTAAAGACAAGAAAGAGGCTACGATTGCTATCGAAAACCGCGTACTTGAAGGTCAATACATCTACAAGTACCTCACCCTGGATAAAGAGACTATCCGCAAGAACAAGAGCACTGGCGCGCTGTTGCGTTACGTATTGCAGGAATTGCCAAAGCGGATTATCGCGTCAATCGAGCGTGCAGTGGTTATTGGCGATGGTTTAGAGGATACTAGCGACGACAAGATCAAATCGTTTGTGTCTGTCAAAGCTGACGCTAAGGCTGGCAACATGTTTGCTAGAACCTACACACCGAAAGCCAAAGAGAGCCGTCGTACTTCAATTCTGAATGCGATGGACTTGATTGAAGCCGAGGGTGATGTCTATATTGTCGCAAAACGCGGCTACATCACTTCGTTGAAAGACGAGCGTGGTAGCGATGGTCACATGCTGTATACGCCAGGCGTTAATATCCTAGAGGATTTGGAGCTGGCTGGCAAAATCACACCGCAGTGGTTCAACGATACCAACGACGCCGACAACGACGCGTATCTGATTGTTCTCAACCGCTACAAGGTGGTCGGCGATCAATCAATCGAGAGCTACACCAACTTTGCGTTGAAGCAGAACAAGCATGAATACTTGCAAGAAATCTTTGCAGGTGGTGGCTTGAGCGGCATCGCGGTAGCAGTGGCTATTAAACATGTAGCCTAACAGAGAGGGGCGTAAGAGATGGCAGCATTGGTAACTAAAGAAGATATCGAGGGCGTACTTTTACGCCCCCTTTCTGATACCGAAAATAAGTACTTTGAGCAGTTATTGCAGCAAGTGACAGAGACATTGGAGGCGTTGCTGGATGTCAAAATGCAGGGCAAAGCAAATACACCGCGTCGATATGAGACAACTTGCGACTCACGTTTTCTAGTTGTCGATCCATTCACTAGCTTACTGCCAGAGGTAACCGCTGAGAGTGGCAAGCCGCTGGTAGTCAAGTTAGTGAGTCAAGGCGACGAGCTGAACGCCAGCTGGTTCAACGTCATCGAGATGGTTGATCCGCTGAGCACTGGACGGTGCATCGTCAAGGCTGTGTGGGGGTACGGAACACCGTTGCCATACGGTTTGAGAATCCTCATTGCAAGGCTATTTGACACGCTGTCAATAGCTAATCAAGGTAGTTTTTACAACAACGTAAAATCTGAAACAGTGCTGAGCCATTCATTGACGTACGACAACACCAAGCAAGTTATTGATCAGTTCGCTGAGGCGAATGTCGACCTGCTGGCGAAGTTCGTGCGTCCAGTCAGTTCATGTGTAGTATCTGGCGATATTTTTGGCGCACCACTGAGCCAGCGTGGAGTTCATCGCTATGATATTTCGCGATAACATCACCTTGGTCGCACCCGTAGACGGTGTATACCGCCAGACGGGAGGCGAGCGGCACAATGTGAAGTGTGTCATCGAGCAGACAAGCGGTTTGACACGCGGTGGCAGCTATGACGCTATGACAGGCGACGCCAGAGCGTATCTGGACGGTCGAGATAGCTGGTTATCGTCAACTGGCTACTCGATTGAGGGATATTTTGCCGAAGTGACGTTGTTTGGTGTCAAGCGGGTGTATCGCGTCGCTAACGTAGCAGTCGGCAGAGCAGTTATCACCAGTGGCACAGTACAGCATGTCGAGATTGAGTTGGAAAAGCTCGACAGAGAGGTGTGATCATGCCGGTGGTCGACAATACGGTGGCTGTCAAACGATTCTTTCAGAATCAGGCAGCAACAGGATTGAACGCAATGGCGAATCACACTCTGACAGTAGCCAACCTCACTGCACCATTCAAGCGTAGGGGGTCGCTCAAGTCCCGCAATGTCGAGGTGAGGCGAATCGGCAGAGATGTCATCAGATTGACATGGAAGCCAGTCTACTCACAGTACCAGAACCGCGGCAGGCGTGCGAATGGCACCCATGTGGTGCGTAAGTATACCACGGCCGGCACTGGCAAGGGTTTCGTTGACGAGGGCGTGAGAAGCACCATGAAAGATTACAAGAGGTTTTTTAGATGAACGTAACATTGGAGATCGCAAAAGTAGTGGCTACTGTCACTGGAGGGGAGCTTGGCAAAAATGTGTTTGTCGGGCGGTTACCGGCAAGTAAGAGTCAGGACGGCATGGTGGCGGTTGCAGCTAGCGGCGGTGAATACGACGGCGGTAGTTTGGGTAATACCAAGTTAACTACCGAGCTAACGATCACCGTCGTAAAAGCTGATGCGGCCGAGCTGTACGAGCTTGACAGCAAGCTGAGAGCGGCATTGATGCAGTTGCCATACACTGACGCGAGATTCATTCGTGTGAGCGTATTTCCGATGCAAGACAGTGCCTACGAAGCCTCTGAATTACGGATGGGGGTATGGAGCGCCCAATCTGAAACATTAGTTTTGAAAGATTAAGGCAAAGGAGCAATTAAAATGGCAGCAATCGATTACGCCGGCTTGAACCACGATCTATACTTCGGGGACAAGACTGGCAAGAACTTCAAGCAAGTCCTAGGTGTGAACGACCTAGACTTTGACAACGACAAGGACGAGGTGACTCGAGACTTTATCGACGGTACAAACCTCAAGCTTATCAAATCGTTCAAATCGACCATCAAGTTTAAGGTGACGGACATTGGGCAGGATAACCTCAAGAATATCGTGCCTGGCTATGTCTACGACAACGGCGAGACGATTGACGGTACTACTGGCGTTACTGTTGGCACAAAGGGTGCAGTGCAGGTCGGCTTGCAAAAGGGCAGCTCGACACAGGTGCCCGGCGTGTTCAAGCTGGTGCCGAAATTAGCAGCTCAAGCAGGTCATACGTTGTTCATGCTTGACGCTACGGCAACCTTGAGCGACATCAGCCAGGAAGACGGTTTGACTGAGTTCGAAATCAGCGTGACCGGCAAGCTGATCAAGGGCGACCTGACATTTGCGTAACAGGGACGACACGGTGCTAAAAACACCGTGTCAATAGGTAATTTAACAAAAAGTAATGTAGTTTTTACAACTATGAGATGGAGGATGAGATGGCGTTTGTTCTGAAAAAGAAGCAGCCTGAGAAGCGTGTATTGCTGGATATTGAAATGCCAGCAGACGGTGACGAACCAGTAAAGCACTATAAATATCTAATTCCGCGAGTAAAGCAATACAAGGCTCTTGAAGCAAATACTGCACGAG